AGTGATGTGCTCTACCAACTGAGCTATAAGGGCACTAAATGGTCGGAAATGTAGGGTTCGAACCTACGACCCCCTGCTCCCAAAGCAGGTGCGCTACCAGACTGCGCCAATTTCCGTTATTATCTATTATATATCTTGTTTTTGGATGCCCCCCTAGGGCTCGAACCTAGATTGACGGATTCAAAGTCCGCGCTCTTACCATTAGAGGAAGGGGCATCAAACTTGGTGGGCCAGTGAGGTATCGATCCTCCCCCGCAAACGGACGAGATTTACAGTCTCGCTGCCAGAGCCACTGGCTTTACCGACCCAATGGTGAACCCTGCTGGATTTGAACCAGCGACCAGCGATTTAAAAGAACGCTGCTCTACCTACTGAGCTAAGGGTCCGAAATGGTAATAGCCAGAAACACGATAATCATTTTACTCTTCTTCTTCTCGCTTTCCATTAGCAAATTCAACCAGAGCAACAGCCAGATCCAGTGCCTGCTCTTTAGTCAGAGACAGGTAAGGAGTGCTATAGCCACCAGGAGGGGTTACCTGTAAACAAGCACCACGCTCTGTACCACCGAAGTAGCGATTCAGCATAACCTGACCGTTGATAGATTCAGTGCCTTTGAGTTGAGTGCTCATACTGTTTCTCCAAACGAACGAGCCCGATCTTCGACAGACGTCTCACCATCGAAAGATTTCATCCACATCGAGGTAAGATCCCGTGCAGTGCGTTTATCGTGACCGAGGTCTTCTGCAATATAGCTTGCAGCGCCAAACATGTTGACGGCACCTGATTCACGAAGACAGTCGAGGTATTCAAAGGCTTCTACCAGCTGTTCAAAATCGTAATCCATAATCAATCTTCCTTCTCTTCATCTTATATACCCTTATCGGACATTTTCACAAAAAGGTCAACAGCTAACTGGTAGGCACGGAGGGACTCGAACCCACAAGGTTTCCCGACGAATTTTAAGTCCGTTGCGTTTACCATTTCGCCACGTGCCCTAAAGTTCTCAGTAATTGAGAATTAGTCTGGAGGAAGCGGTGGGATTCGAACCCACGGTACCCGGAAAGGTACGACAGTTTTCAAGACTGTAGCTTTCAACCACTCAGCCACGCTTCCAAACTTTGAGAGGCTGACCGTGACCTCTCGCGTGCTTATTAGGTAGCAACCCCATCTTGGTACTCCCGAAGGGACTCGAACCCCTAACCTAACCGTTATGAGCGGTCAGCTCTAACCAATTGAGCTACAGGAGTGTATTGGTGATGCCAGTAGGACTCGAACCTACGGCCTAGAGCTTAGAAGGCTCTTGCTCTATTCCAGCTGAGCTATGGCACCTTTAACTATTCAATAGTCGCCCCATCCCCGCTCTATTGACGATCATAATGACCTAACCCTTGTCAACTACTGGCAGGTAGCATCGACATTACCATTAGCTCACACACACCTGTTCATAGATGTGTTGTCCTGCCTCTTTTGCAACTTTCAGTCTTTTTGTGTGGAACGGCTTGTGATCAAGGATCTGAACTTTATACCTTTTATCTATCTCACGGATGGATATGACAGTCTTACCAGCAAGATGATCAAACATCTCGTAGTAGACTTCACATGTCGTTTCGTCTCTGATTCTTATCCATTCTAGCATTATATCAATATAGGCTAGAAACAGTTTAAGGTCAACTACTTTTACGACCTATGTTGTATTTAGTTATGAGTGTCCATTGATCCTTTTCCTTGAACGGAAGGATCTTGATCTGATTCAGAGCAATGCGTGGCTCTGCAATCTTTGCGGTGTCGTCGATCTTTACGAGTCCCCACTCCTGCAGAAGGGCGGCGATAGCATTACGGCGGCCCTTATCGTCCTCTGAGAAGTTGGCAGGTTTACCATCAAGCATGAATAGCTCTTTAAAGTGCACAATATAGTACTTACCCTGCTTGTGCAGGATATGACATGATTGATACAAGGATTGATCTTTACGCGAAGCAACACCGATTCTAGTCAGCGTTTCTTTCACTTTTAGGAAATCATCCTGCTCGCCGAGGCGAACCTCTACTAGGCTATCTACTAAACTCATGGTATTCCACCTTTATTATTATTATTCTTCAATGAAACCAATTGTTGCTTAGTAAGTAGTGATAGTGCGATGACAGCCTTTCCGTAGCTATAGTTATAGGTATTCATAACAAGTTCTACATCACTATCTTCAGACTTCTTAGCCCACTTACTAAACCGCTTCCGAGGCTTAGTACTATTTATGAGATAATGATATTGCAGCTTGCTGTCCATATGGGACATCATGTTGGCTTTGTTGGCCGTCAGGATAGTGTCGTTGAAGTACGACATAGCACGGTTGACGATGAAAGGAACATACTTCTGCTCCGATACATCGTCAACCATGATGTCCTTACCACCATTGATCGAGTTCACATAATCAAACGGATTCATTATACGAACTCGCAGTCGATCATGATCTCCAATAGGCATGCAGTGTTATTGATCTCATGATCAGCAACAAATGCAGACTGATACTGATACTTCGACAGTATCAAGATCAACTGAGGAACAGACTGTGGCGTAAAGTATTGAACGGCATTGTCGTAGAACAAACGATAAAGCGTATTAGAGTCTGTATCTGAATGCTCTCCGACCCACTTACGTACCTGACTAAAGTTCTTGCCCTTCATCGACTCTAGCAGTAGCTTAATCGAATCCTGAGCCGTGTTGACGAGGATACCAGAGTCAATACTACCCGTAGCAGAGTAGCGTTGAAGCTCGTTGATAGTCCTACGCCAGTCAGGAAGATGCTTCTTGAGTAGCTCTGCAACAGCAGCCTTATCGTACTTGACGGATTCCTTATCCAGAATCATGCAAGCTCGCTCCATCATTTGCTGGGCGAGCTTAGGTAATTCTTTCTTAGGGATCTTGAAGTCAACGATCGAGCAACGTGAATGAAGAGGCTCAATGATACGGTTGACGAAGTTACAGGTGAGGATGAACCCACAGTTCTTTGAGAACTCTTCCATAAAGTTACGAAGAGCGGGTTGTGTAGAGTTAGCATTTAAGTAGTCGGCCTCATCGAGGATAACATACTTACGACCACCACTAAGAGACATTGCAGAAGCAAACTCTAGAATCTCATTACGCAGGGTATCAATGTTTCCATTCATAGACCCGTTGATAACGAGATAGTCACAACCTAGCTCTTCGAGCATTGCACGGGCGATAGTAGTCTTACCAACGCCAGCACTCCCTGCCAGGATAAGATTAGGGATGTTCTTTTGATCTACAAACTGCTGGAACGTAGCCTTGAGCTCAGCAGGTAGGATAGTGTCACGTACAGTCTTCGGGCGATACTTTTCGACCCAGAGAAATTCTTCCATAATATAATCCCATCATAAAGTATCAGTCAACAGTCGAGTTAGCCTCAAGGACGATCCAGTACTCAATGTCTGGAGCCCTGAAGTAGGCGAACCTATCCGTTATACCCACTTTATAGTCACAAGGCAACAGCTTAAGTTTGTCAGCTGACATAATAAGTCGGAACGACTTATCTGTGCTACCTAACTCAACTTGATACGTAGAACTGGAAGAGTTCTTCGAATCAATAGCTTCTAGGTATACAGTGCCGTCCCGACCAGTGACGGATACTTCCGGAGCACCAATCATACTGAGAGCCTTCATTGTACGCTGCAGAACATCCGTAGAGAGATCGAACTCTACAATAGGATTGTCAACAGGCAGTTCCTTATCAGGAGCCACTACAATGCAGGCTGGCTCAGCATACAAGTAGTTGATCGATTCCTTAGACGTTCCGATCCTTACTGCTCGCTCGCCAAAGTCCAGCTCTGCTTCTTCAAACATGCTGTATGCACCTAGGAACCGTGTCAGGTCGTAGATAGCAAACTCTCTGTCGAAAGTAGTAGGAACTGTGGCTTTGGCAAGGATAGTCTTCGCTGGGGAGATCGTCTTGATCACATTACCAGGCTTAAACAAAAGAGAAGGATTAATCATAGCAAACGCCTTGAGCGTTTGAACCGTTTTCACATCAAGCATCATAAAATATTATCCTTACTTAGTTTTGCGCTTCTTCTTCAACTTATCTACATCTGCAGTTGCTGATGCGCCAATCTGAGCAAGATCAACTAGTGATCCACCAAAGACATAGGAGCCAACGTGTTGTAGCTTCATCCATGGAGCAAGCCATACCTTCATCCCAGCATGACGAACCCACTGGCAGAACATATAGTCTTCCGACAGATAACGATTCGAGTATTGCTTAATAATACCGTTCTTCTTATCTGCAAGGAATTCAATAACCTGATCCTTAGTAGCACCAGGATTCTTATCAAAGAATGCGGTGATCTCTGGTACAAGGTTCTGTGACTTATCGTCAATAAGAGCATCAAAGTATGCCATGATCTCACGAGTACCATCGAAGTGCTCAGTACGAACGTGGTCAGGCTTGTACATCATCTGAGGATACGCTGCAGCAAACTTCTCAAAAGTATTGCGACGAATCATCATGAAGCCAGTGCCAGCTTCGAGTACTTCGACAGGACGATCGAGAGCAATCTCACCCGAACCATCTGCTGGATTGAATACATAGTCACCAACAAAGTTCTCTAGCTTGTTAGGATCTTCATCCGCGAAACCCTTATCGACAGCTGTGACGATCTTCTCCCACGAGATACACTTCTTAGGATACGGACCAGCAATGATATCATATTGATCCTTTGTTGGATCTGGATCTTGCAAAGCCATCAGGGCAATGACGTCATGTGGATTGAATCCAATATCAGAGTCGATGAAGATCATATGTGTGTCTTCAGACCGCATAAATTCGTCTGCACAATAGTTACGAGCTCGTGTAACAAGCGACTCGTTGAACAGGAAGTAGAACCTTACCTGTACTCCGTAGTGTGTACATAGCGCTGACAAGTCAGCAATAGAACGGGTAAACATACCAGCACATTGCCCACCATACATTGGAGCAGCTACAAAGAGCTTACGCTTCTTGAGCTCTTCAATAGGAACCTTAATCTCAATACCCATAATTATACCTCTTTCTTAGGACGACCACGTCCACGTTTAACTGGCTCTTCACCAACATACTTTTCATCATGCTCTTTACCAATACCATATGAACCATCATATAGCGAAAGAGACTCTGCTTCAAACGACAGATACTGTCCGATACGAGTACCAGGACGGATCTTCATAGGACCACACGTAACATGCATTACACC